CAAAGTCTGCCATATATTCTTGAGCACCGTCGGATGCTTTAATGTCAACATCAAACTGACCACTGATATCATGTCCTTGTAAATCTACAACCTCACCCATTAAGTTTGCGTTTTCGGTTGCTTTGAATTTGGTGTAAAGATATTTCTTTTCTTTTTGAATGCGTCTAAGAAATGCATAGTAAATAATTTGTGTAAAGTAAGCAAAAGGATTTTGAGTTTTCTCAGGATTAAAGTTGTCAATATATCTGAGGGAGTTCTCAATACCATCACCAATCATATCTTCTCTAAATGTATAGTTGATAAAGTTTGGTTTATGAGATAGTCGTTGAGCAATGAGTGTAATACACTCAGCAATATATTTTGGAACCTGAGGACGGTTCTCACCTTTTGCTTCTGCATCATTAACTGATTTCTTAAACTCTACCATCGCTTCGTAGAAGTCTTTATTGTTTACATAATTCTTTTGTTTCTTCGCCATAATAAACTCCTAGTGAATACTTGTGTTTGCTAATTGTATAATTTGTTTTGATAATTCTGCTCTGACTCTATTTTCTATTGCATCAGTATTCAATGCTAATTTTCCTTGATCGCCATTTTCTGGAAGATAAATGTGGTCTACTGATTCTAAGTAATATTCTAAAACTTCTTCGTTCGCTGCATTTACAGATACTACATGGTAACCACTTAACTCAACTGGTTCATCTTCTTGTAATAGAGGAACAAATGGATAAGAAAATAACTGCATAGTCTTAGTCGTCTTATTTGTATCAGTTACAATCTTAATTGGATTTTTTAATGTGAATACATAATCCTCTTCATCGAAGTTACTGACTTCAGTAATGATTGTTTCTCCACTTGATAAATTTAAAATACTGTATCTATAATGGTTCATAGTTTAACCTTATGTTGTAAATTGTATAATCAAACTCTTCATCATTATATATCTTTACTCTGACGGCGAAGTGTTTGAGTGTGTGATTGTTATAACTCTTCCAAGAAAGTTTATCCGAGATGTCGTATAAAGTTGCTCGTTCTTTGTTGTCACCTTTACGCAGTCCTCTACCAATGGACTGCAAGTTACGAATCCTAGATTTTGAAGGACTAGCAAATATGATGTTATGAAGATTGCGTATATTGATACCAGTAGAAAAAGTGCCATACGAAGCAATGATGATGGCATCATTCTCTTGTTCTGTAATCCTTCTAATTTCTTCTCGCTCATCTGCGTCTACTCCACCATGAACAAAAAATACTTTTCTTTTATCATCTACTTCACTATTTATTTTTTCAAATAATACTTTCCCATGTTTCTCAACATATTGGAATAATAATAGTGTATTACCTTTCCTCGTAATTGTCAAGTTCTTAACGAAGTTATTTCTTGCTTCGTTGGTCACCAAAAAGTCCATCTCATCTTGGTAGGAAATACCTTTGAGTCGTTTGCATTCTTCGTCTGGATATTTCAATACTAAACACTTAATACGGAAGTCAGATAAGTGCTTGTCATCGATGAGTTCTTTCGTAGTAATAACTCTCATGACTGGACCAAACAAACCCTCAAGCACTAACTTATTTGTCAGTGTATCATCTAAAGTTCCAGTGAAACCAAACCTATATTTACAGTCAGATAACTTCTCCATAATCTTAGTTAAAGACTGTGCCTTAAAGAGATGTGCTTCGTCTCCAACGACCACTGAGAACTTCGAAAAGTATTCTTTAGGTAGTTTATATATGCTTTGCCATGTGGAAATAAAAATCCTTGCATTAGGATTCTCTTTATCCTGACCACCAGTTATCTTGTGAATTTCATAAAAATCCCCACCACTATAATCCTCAAAATCAGATGCCATTTGAGATACTAAAGAAGTGGTTGGAACAACTACTAAAGCATTCCCTTTAAGTGTTTTCAAATAATATTTTAGAATGCTGTATATAATAAAAGATTTACCAGAAGCAGTGGGAGATAGTATTAATGCTCTACTATTTCTTATAGCATGAGCAACTGCCCTAGTCTGATATTCGCGAGGTGTGTATTCTTTTTCGGTTATAAACTTTTCAAGTTGATTAATTGGAACATCAATCGTATCCTCTAATCCATCATGAACTATAACCTCATAATCTCGTTCCTTAGCAAAGTGTTTAAGATGTTTAAGTAAACCAACATAAACCTGCATACTGTTTACATTGAATAATCTTATCTTACCATCCCAGTATCGATTACGAACGGAAGGCATAAACTTTGCTCCTGGCACTTCAAAAGTAAAATAGTCTGAGAGTTCTCTAGCAGTCCCACGGTCGCAGTCTACTTTAAGAAACACCTCATTCTTTTTATATACTTCTATCTTATCCACCAGTCGTAAACTTATTCCAGTCTATTGCGGACTTAATAGCAAACCCACGATTGTTAATACTTTTAATAATTGCTTCTAGATAATCAACCTTTTCTTGTTGCATAGCAACCTCTATTGTCGATTGAATAAACATATCGTCTGACTCAATATACACTTGAGTTTCGTTCTTTAATAGTTTTTTGAAAAACTGATCACGATTGAGTTCTTCTAACTCATCTTTATCAAGTTCGCCAAGATAATATTCAAGTAAAGTCTTGTGAACTTTTTTGTGTTTTCCTTTGAGTTTGATCAACTGTATCCTTTCACCCATAAATATCTTAAGATACTTGTTATGAAGTTGTGGGATCTTAGCACTTTCCATTGCTAATTCAGTTTCATCGATTTTTGAATCTTTATTCCAAGACTCTACAATTTGTTCAATATTCATAACGATATTATACTATAAATCACTTCAAATAGCAAATATAAAAAAAGGTTTAAAATAATTTGACGAAAGTCGGTTTGATTAGTATAATAGAGGTGTTGCCTCTAAGTAATAGATTGTATATCATATGCCCTATATTTAAAGGTAACACTACCTATCAAATACTGAACATCCGCATCATCAACTTTAAATTCCAACGACGCAAGGTTAGTCGGGAATAAATCTTTAAATCTTACTTCTATATTGGGTTGGTATTGGGCAGTTGTCACAATTAGAGAAGCATCACTATAAGGATCGGTAAGACCTTTTCTTTGAGGAAACTCATCAGGATATCCTAAACCTATTAACCAATCAAATATTTCTTGATAGTTTTTCATATCCTCATCTACACGAAACTGTAGAGTTAAATCAGCAAAGTCAAGTTTATCACTTGCTTTAACTAAACGGTTGAATGGGTTTGGTGCTTCTACAACACCTAAACTTACATCAGGTATAGTTGCTGCCGTGCAAAAATAATTTACATGTGGTAATTTCTGAATACTAAATTGAAACCCAAGAGGGGATAGTAAACTTTTATTTGTTGGTTCTGAAGGTCTTTCTGCCATACATCTATTTATAATACTTGTGGGGATAAAAAAGGCATCCCGAAGGATGCCCTTTTATGTGAGTATCTAACTCGAATTACATTAGGTTAGTAACCTTAGCAATTCTGTAGTAGATATTACCGTCACCAGAACCTAGTCTAGCAGCAACACCGTTAGCATCGTTAGTAGCAAAAGGATTTGATACCATACCGTAACGAGTCTTGAAACCGATCTTAGGTTGGAAAGTGTTCTCACCAACTGCACGAACCATTTGTAATGGAACATATGGACAGTAGAATAGACCTGCATCAAAAGCAGATGAACCCTTGTATCCAATTGTGTAGTAGTTGTTAGTAGCATCTGAGAAATATGGATCAATATAAACTCTGATACGACCGTTTAGAACACCAGCAAAAGTATTACCAGTATCATCTACATTTAGATTATTGTTAAGAGCAGGAGCATAGTCAAGAACACCAGCCATTTGAAGAGCAGATGCTACATCAGATGAAGTGATCATGATATTACCCTTACCACGTCTAGTTGCTTTAGCGATCTCATTAGCATCTCTTTCGATTTGGAACATAAGACCTTTGAACTTCTCAACTGACCAACGACCATTAGAATCAGTATCTAAGTCGAAAGTTCCAGCAGTAGTAGTGTTCTTTTGAGCACCAGCAACCGCAGAGTAGTTAATAGTTCTAACAACTTCTCTGTTGATTTCAGAAAGAATCTCAGCAGATAGAATGTTTGACAACTCAGTTTCAGCATCAAGACCATGAACTGCTTTAAGATCTTGAGCAAGTTCCATAGTGTATTCTGCTTTAAGAGCACGAGTAACAGCAGTTACTGCGATTTTCTCAATTGAGAATGCCATTTCGTTGAATGCGTTAGCAGTTCCGTCACCTAGTGCTTCACCTTGAGCAGTAGTCATACCAGTTTCTACAGTATAACCAGAACCAGAAGCACGATCGTTAGGATCTGTTCCAGTTTGACCTGTTCCAGCAGAAGCATTTGCTGCCTGGATAGAAGCAGTGTTACCTGCAGCAGAAGCAGAGAATGAAGTATTTGCTTCATTAAATAGTGCTTCAGTTCCAGTTTGTGAACTATAACGAGAACGCATAGCGAAGATTAGACCAGTAGGACCAGTCATTGGCTGAACACCAGCGATATCGTAAGCGATTAAGTTAGGCATAGAACGACGAACCAATGAAATTAATACTGGATCGAAGATATCTACAGAACCTGCACTAGCAGTTGAAGAAGATGCACCCATAGCATTAGTTGGTGCTGCC